CATGGGAGGCGGAGGTCGCCCCAGAGCCGGAATCGTTTGGCGGAAAACGCGATGGAGCGTTGACGGCTGAGGAGCGCGAGGCGATTGGATACGCTGCGGCAATAGTGCGGCTTTCAGGGAAAAAGGCAGACCGCATTCGGTCGGATGTTATGGCGGCACTGCTCGCCAGATTTGAGTGAGAACAAGAATTAGGCTGCGAACTGGCAGCCTAATTCGGCGGCGAGTGCGGTTATAGGCCGAGACGCAGCAGGCGGCCGGCGTTATCCGGCGAACACTGGACTAGGGGATTTTGAGATGGGCCGCGCATCACGCGAGAAAGGCAAAAGAGGCGAGCGCGAGGCTGCGGCCGAATTGGGCGCGGCCCTTGGTGTCGCCGCGCGTCGTGGCGTCCAGTTTCACGGCGGCCCTGACTCGCCGGATGTGGTGATCGAGGCCGCGATCCACGTCGAGGCCAAGCGTGTTGAATCGCTGCAGCTCTACCCGGCCGTCGAGCAGGCGACGAGCGACGCGCCGCCTGGCAAGGTGCCGATCGTCTGGCACCGTCGAAACAACAAGCCGAGCGTGGTGATTGTGGAAACGTCGAGGCTCGTGGACCTGGCCCGCGCAATCGTGGCCGCGGCGGAGGGTCGCTAGTGGTCGCGAAATCGAAAGAGGCGATCGAGAACCGCCGCAAGGCGACGCTCGAGCGTGGCCGCGCGACGACGCGACTCGGCGCGGACATTGGGGCGATTCCAAAAACCGCGGTGCCGGACCGGCGCGACGCGTGCCGGCTCGACCTGGCGAAGTTCCTCGTGGAGTATTTCCCAAACTCCACCGGCCTCTCGCCATTCTCCGACGACCATCTGCGGGTGATCGGCAGGATTCAAGACTGCATCCTGCGCGGAGGCCGTTTCGTCAACGCGGTGTACCGCGGCTTCGCGAAATCGACGATCAGCGAAAACTCGCTCATTTGGGCGATGCTCTACGGGCATCGCCGATTCGGTGCGATCTTCGCGGCCGAGGCGGACCTGGCGGCGAAAGCCATCACGTCGATCAAGCTGGAGCTGGCCGAAAACGACCTGCTGTTTGAGGACTTTCCCGAGGTCTGCGTGCCTGTGCGGGCCCTGGAGGGAAAGCCGCAACGCTGCCTGTCGCAGACCTGCGGCGGCGAGCACACTCATATCCGCTGGAACGCCGATTCCATCGTCCTGCCGGCGATCAAGGGCTCGGCGAGTGCCGGGTCGATCATCTTCTCGCGCGGCCTCACGGGCTCGATCCTGGGACTGCGGCACAAGTCGCCGGACGGCACCCAACTGCGGCCGGACTTCGTGATCGTGGACGATCCGCAGACGCGGGAAAGCGCGGCCTCCACGGTGCAGGTGCAGAAGCGGCTCGAAATACTTTCCAAGAGCGTGATGAAGCTCGCCGGGCACACGAAAAGCATCGCGTGCGTGGTCAATGCGACGGTGATCCAGGTCGACGATATGGTCGACCAGCTTCTCGACCCGCGGAAATACCCGGCCTACCAGGGCGAGCGTATTCCGATGGTCCGCTCGTGGTCCAAGGGTCACGAAGAACTGTGGCTCGGCAAGTATCGCGACCTACGCAACACGTTCGACAAGGACAAGGTGGGCGACCAGGCCCGTGCCCATCGCGAGGCCAATGAGTTCTACTTGGCGAATCGCGTGGCGATGGACGAGGATTGTGCGGTGTCGTGGGCGAGCTGCTTCGACCCCGACGCGGAACACTCCGCGATCCAGCACGCGTACAACGCGCTGATCGACGACGGCGAGGACGTGTTCGCGAGCGAGTTCCAGCAAAAGCCGCTCGCCAACGAGGCGAAGTCGGCGGCCCTTGCCGGCGAGGACGTTCGCAGCCGCGCCGTGAACGTGCCGCGGTGGATCGTGCCGGCCGGACTCGACACGCTCACTGCCTTCGTGGACGTGCAGGAAAAGCTCCTCTACTGGTCGATCGTCGCCTGGGGTCACCAGCTCCGCGGCCACGTCGTCGCCTACGGCACCTACCCGGAGCAATCGCGCGCGTACTTCACGCTCCGCGACGCCCGTAAGACGCTGGTGGCGGCTGCTGGCGGGGCCGGCCTGGAGGCGGCGATCCATGCCGGGCTCGAGCGGGTGGCTATCGAAATACTCGACCGCGAGTTTTCTCGCGAAACGGACGATGCGGTACTCCGGGTCGCGCAAATGTTCGTCGATGCCAACTGGGCACAGACGGCCGGCGTGGTCCGCGACTTCGCCAGGCGGTCACAGTGGGGGCCGCGCGTGATCCCGACGCACGGGCGATTCGTGGGTGCGTCCGGCTCGACCCTCTCGGACAAGCGGCCTGACCGCGGCGAGCGAGTTGGGGCAAACTGGCGAACGAGCACGATCTTGAAGCAGCGGCACGTCTTGTACGACACGAACGCGTGGAAGTCGTTTTTCGCCGCGCGGATGAAGCTGCCGGCGAGCGATCCGCAGGCCTTCACGATTCACGCCGGCAATCACGAGCTGCTGGCCGAGCACCTGACGAGCGAGTATCCGACTCGCGTGGAGGCTCGTGGCCGCGTCGTGGACGAGTGGCGGATGATCCCAGGCAGGGATAACCACTGGCTCGATTGCGTGGTCGGCGCGGCCGTGGCCGCCTCGTTCACTGGCATTTCGGCCGTCGGTGCCGAGGCGCGGCCGCTGGCGACAGTGCGGCGGTCGATCTCGAAGGAGCAGATGGCGGCGAAGCGCGCCGAGCTTTTGGCCCGTTTAGGCCGCTAAAGGCGAGGTGGACAATGGTACACTAACGGGTAGGCTTGCTGCTGACCCGTTAGAGGTGCCCATTGGCAGACAACCAGGACGTGCTCGACGCCATCGCTGCAAATCTCGCGCAGCCGCGTCGTGCGCGGACGGACGCCGGCGAGGTTGAGCAACACGAGCTGCACCGCCAGGTCGAGGCTGCCAAGTTCGTGATGGGGCAGCGGGCCAACGCCAACGCCGCCAAGTCGCCGTGGCTGTCGATGCGGTTCGCCCGCCAAGAGTCTCCGGGGGCGATCGGCTGATGCCACGATCCACCCGAAAAACCGAAACCAAGGCCGAATTGCAGGCCACGGTCGCGAAGCAGAAGGTCGCGATCCAGACCATGCTCCGTGCCCGCTACGACGCGGCGCAGACGACGAACCTCAACCAGCGGCATTGGTCGATGGCGGATTACTACTCCGCCGACGCGGCTCTCGCCCCTGACGTGCGGCGGAAGATGCGGGCCCGCGCCCGCTACGAAATCGCCAACAACTCCTACGCGGCCGGCATGGCATCGACGTGGGCGAACGACCTGGTGGGCACTGGCCCGCGGCTGCAGCTCGACCTAGGGCCGGACGCCGACCCGAATCGCGTCCGCCGCGTGGAGCTGGCGGTCTACGATTGGATGGTCGACATTGACCTGGCCCGAAAGCTGCGAATCTCCAAGATCGCCAAGTTTTCCGACGGCGAGGCCTTCGGCCTGTTGACGACGAACCGCCGCCTCCGCGGCGTGCAGCTCGACTTGAAGCTCGTCGAGGCCGATCAGATCGTCGACCCGCAGGGAGTTCCCAATCCCGGCGAGGTCGATGGCGTTCGTTTCGACACCGACGGCAACGTCACTGACTTCTGGATTACTCGGCATCATCCCGGCAGCCTACTCCCAGGCTGGTCCCTGGATGGCCGCTGGGAGAGTGCCGAGAACGTCCTGCACTGGTTCCACGCGACGCGGCCCGGCCAGCATCGCGGCGTCGGCGAGATCGTCCCGGCCCTCGAGCTGTTCGCGATGCTCCGCCGCTACACGTTGGCGGTCGTGACCGCGGCGGAAACGGCGGCCGACTTCGCGGCGATCCTCAAGACGACGATGCCGGCCGACGGGGCCGGTGCCGCCGGCATCGACGCGTGGGAAACCATGCCGATCGTCCGCGGCATGATGATGAGCGCACCGGAAGGCTGGGAGCCATACCAGCTCAAGCCCGAGCAACCGACGGGCACCTACGACTCGTTCGTGCGGCGGATTCTCAACGAAATCGCCCGTGCGGTGAATATGCCGTACATCGTCGCGGCGATGGATTCGTCGAGCGCGAATTACTCGTCGATGCGCGGCGACTACCTCGTCTACCGCAAGCACCAGGCGACCGAACGCGGCGACCTGGAGCGGGTGATGCTGGACCCCCTGCTGGCGAAGTGGCTCGACGAGGCGGCATTGGTGCCGGGCCTTCTGCCCGACGGCCTGCCGCCGGTGGCCGAGTGGAATTGGACGTGGACGTGGGACGGCCACGAGCACGTCGATCCGACGAAGGAGTCGGAAGCCGAGGCGATGCAGCTCGAAACAAACACGGCGACGCTCGCGGAGATTTGCGCGAAGCGCGGCCGCGATTGGCGTGTGGTCCTGCGGCAGCGTGCGGCCGAGCGGCAACTGGCCCGCGACCTGGGCCTGACGGCCGAGCCCGCCCCGGTGGCCGCGGAGGACGAGGACGTAGACCTGGAGGCCGCCGACGGCTATCGCCCGCCCCAGGCGGCTCGTGCCGCAGCTCGCCGCGGGCTCGACCTGCGGAGCGAGTACGGCCGCGGCGGGACTGCGGTGGGCATCGCGCGGGCTCGTGATATTGCCAACGGCCGGGCCCTCTCCATCGACACTATCGGCCGCATGGTGTCGTTCTTCGCCCGGCACGCGGCCTACAAGAAAAACCACACGGTCGACCCGCCCTCCAACTCGTACATCTCGTGGCTCCTGTGGGGCGGTGACGCTGGCCGAGAGTGGGCGGAGCGTACCTGGAAGCGTGAGCAAGAAGCTGCGGAGGCAACATGAACGCGATGAACTTTTCCGCCGACTTCCGCCTCAAGGCCGCCGAAGGCGATGCCCCGTCGAATCCGACGTTTGAGATCACGGCCTACACGGGCCGGGCGATCCGGCAGTCGTGGTCCCGCAATCCGCTGGTCGTCGACCTGGCCGGCATGGACACGACCCGGCAGGCCATCCCGATCCTGTGGGGCCACGAGGCCAGCCTGGATTCGCTGCTTGGGCAGTCCACCATCGTCGCCAACGACGGCGAGCAGATCACGCTCGCCGGCGAGTTGATCGGCGAGGGTCCGCTGGCCGACCGGGTTATTTCGCTCGCCAAGAAGGGCCTGCGGCTGCAGGCGTCGATCGGGGCCGACACCGGCCGCATCGAGAACGTGGCCCCCGGCGAGTCGGTCCAGGTCAACGGCCGCGAGTTCACCGGCCCTATTTCCGTTGTGCGGGCGAGTTCGCTCCGCGAGGTTTCGATTGTTCTGTTCGGTGCGGATGCCGCAACATCCGCCGCTATCGCCGCGGAGGCGAATGGGGATTTTTCCATGGCGGATAACGCCACCGAAACGCCCGTCGAGGCCGCCGTGCCGCAGACGGAAGCCCCGGCGATCGTCGCCGTGGAGAACCAGGCCCCGGCCGTCGAGGCCGTGGAGGAGAAGTCGATGGACGAGATCAAGGCGGAGATCGCCGGCGAGATCAAGGCGGAGCTGCTGCGGGACATTCGTTCCAGCCGCGTCGCCGCTCCTGCGATCCATGTGGTCGAGAAGGTCGACGGCCCCGCGGTCGTCGAGGCGAGCCTGTGCCTCGCCGGTGGCCTTCCCGACGTGGAGAGGCGGTTCGACGCCCGCGTCCTCGAGGCCGCTGGCAAGAACCGGGGCGTGTCGCTGGGTGAAACGCTGCTGCAGGCCGCGCGTGCCAATGGGTACGACGGCGGCAGCAACAAGATCACGCACGCCAACCTGCGGACGATCATGGCCGCCGCGTTCGCGACGCACACGATCAGCAACGTCCTTGCCGCGACCTACGGCAAGTTCCTGCTGGCCGGGTTCAACGCGGTCGAGTCGGTGTGGGACCGCATCGCGTCGGTCCGCTCGGTGTCGGACTTCAAGACCGTCACCGGCGTTCGCCTCAACGGCGGTTTCGAGTTCGAGGAGGTCGGCAACGGCGGCGAGCTGAAGTCGGCTGACGCGAGCGACGAGACTCGCACGATCAAGGCCAAGACCTACGGCCGGCTGACTTCGGTCACGCGGCAGGACATCATCAACGATGACCTGGGCGCGCTGTCCGCGGTTCCGGCCCGGCTCGGTCGCGGTGCTGCGATCAAGCTCAACAAGGTCTTTTGGGCGGAGTTCGAGTCGTCCAATTCGACCTACTACTCCAAGGAAACGGCCGGTTCCGGCAACGCCCTGGCACTCGCCGGCCTCAAGACGGCCGTGGCGAGCTACCGGAAGTTGAAGGACCCGGACGGCAACCCGCTCGGCATCGCCCCG